GGCGGCATAGTCGCCGCGGGTCAGGCCGGAGAGATCGATTTCGAGTGAGTAGCCGGGATCCAGCGCGGCGCGGGCGAACTCGGTCTCGATCTTCCTGATCCAGGGCGTTAGCGTGAAGATCGCGAACCACCGGCCGGCCGTCTCCGAATTCGTGAAGCTGCTGTGATCCCAGATGCCGACGATCGGCGGCGGCACGTTGTAGAGGCGGGCCAGCTCTTCAGTGGTGAAGCGCCGCGACGCCAGCAACTCCGCATCCTCTGGGCTGACAGAGATCGGATTGAACGTGCCCTCCTGGTCGAGGATCAACGTCTTCGCGGCATTGTCTGGGCCGGCGAAGAGCTGTCTCCACATCTCCTTCACTCGTTCGATGCCATCGGGGCTCAGCTTCGACTTGAAGCTGAGGACGCCCTTCGGCGTCGCCTGGTTGGTGTAGGTCGAGCCGGCAAAGACCTGCACGGCCAGGGCGGTGCCGATCGTCTCGCGTGCGCGCGACAACCGGGAACGGCCAAGGACGCCGTCGTCGGAGCGGTCCTTGATGTGCACGACTTCGGAATTCAGCAGCCGGCGCATGACGCCGGGGGCGCCGCGGGTCCCGTAGGTATCGGTCCAGTCGAACACCAGGCGTCCGGAGGTGAGCAAGCGCGGCGACACCCATGCCCAGGGAACACCATGAAGCTCCCGAAGTCGGCCGCGATCATCGGTGACAACTTCGGCGAGGCCGTTGCCACGCAGCAGCGCATTCGCAAGCATCGACTCTAGGAAGTCCGGCCAGCTTTCCCGATCGTTGACGCCGTCGCGGATCAGCCGGGAAAGCGGATGGTCCGGCGCCTCCTCGCGACCGCTCTCGGTCTTGCGATAGACCAGCGCCGGCAGGCTCGCGATGCCGGCCGTGATGGCCTGCACACAAGCGAACAGGGTCGACAGGTTCTCGGCGGTCATCGGCGTTACCGTGGCGCCGGACGTGCTGCGGATCACGCCGAAGGCCTCGGCGAGGCGAGGATCGAGACTCCCCCACTCCTCACGCTGTTCGGGCTTCCGCTTGCGGTTCCAGAAGGCCATCAACGCGCCTCCGCGTAGTAGCGCGACCACACCGCCGGCAGCGTCGGCCGCGACGCATCCAGGGAGCGGCGGGCGACACTGGTATCGGGGTAAGCCGGCAGCGGCGTTACCGTGATGTCGAGCAGGTCGACATCCAGAAGCTCGCGTTGTGCGGGCCCGTCCTTCGCGAAAGTCCAGCGGTCGCCGCCCTTCGGGGTCGTGAAAGCGAAGCTGGCGCCGCTGACATCGCCTCTTTCGACACTGACCAGCAAGTCGCGCGCGGCCGATGTCGGCGGCAACTCGACATCGAAGGCGAGGCCTTTGCCGTCTTCACTGACGGTCAGCGTGCCGGCGCCGGTGCGGCCCAGGATCATGCGCGTGTCATGGGACACCAGGGCGACGACATCGGCGCCCGCAGCCAGGGAACGCTTGAAGGCACCCGGCCGCACGAACTCGACGAAGCCGCCGAGATCCCGCGATGGCTTATCGAACACCGCAGCATATCCCACCAGCCGGGGCTTCTCGCCCGAGACGGCGCGCAGCTCGAAAGCCGCGCGCCTCTCCGTTCCGGGTGCCGTCTTCATCAGACCACCGCCGACGCGCCGACGCGCTGCGTGATCGGCCCTCGCGCGTTGCCCCGCATCAGGAGCGCCGCCACGCCGCCGTTGCCGGTCGACGTGATCTTGCAGCCGATGTGGGTGAAGCCGGCGGACAGCGGCAGGCCGTCGAGGTCGACGTAGGCCTGCGCCTTGGTGGTGGCGATGGTGAAGGTGCTCGCCGCGCTCGAGGCGGTGATCGTCGTCTCACCGGGCACCGTCGACTTCAGGGTGATCGTGCCGCTGTTCGCCGTCGCCGTGATGCCGGTCAGGCCATAGGTGGCATCGTTGAGCACCGTGGCCAGCTCGGCAGCGTCGGCGGTGTCGTTGCCGGAGATGCTGAACTCGCGGCTGGCGGCCGTCGTCACCGTGGCGTGCGCGGTGAAGGTCAGCCCGTTGATCGTGATCGCCTCGCCGGCCAGGACGGTCGCGAGGGCCACGGTCATTTCACTGACGGCGGTGTTCGCCGCGATCGTCGCCGCGGCGCCGGTGATGAGCTGGGCGCCGGTGCCGGCGGCGTCCTGTGCTTCGAAGACCTCGATCTTGGCGGTCTTCGTTGCAGCCAGAGCGCCGACCTGCAGCAGGGTCAGGGCGCGGCGGTAGTCCTTCGCCTCGTAGTAGGCGCCGGTGACGTTGCTGTTGTTCACCGTCTGCGGCACGACGCCAAGGTCTACCTTGGCCGATTCGATCATGCGTTCCATGTGGGTGATCTCCTCTTAGGCCTTGATGCCGATGATCTTGGTGAAGTGCGACGGGCGGAACACCGCGACATCCGCACGGAGGTAAGCCCTCACCAGGACCTGCATCTTGGAGAAGGTGCCGGTGCCGCCGACGCGGGTGGCTTCCATGGTGAGGCCGGTGCGCAGCGCGATAGCCATCTGCGAGAAGTCGCCGACGAAGGCGGCCGACGTGGTAGTGGCCGACCCCTGCGTGAGATTGTTTGGCACCTGGTTGGAAACCAACCGCTTCAGCGCCGTGAAGTCGGCGGGCGGCACCAGCGGGGTCTTGTCACCGCTGAGGCCAGTCTTCAGGCCGGCCAGGGTGCGCTTCGTGCGGGGCGAGTAGATCGCCGCGCTCGCCGTGCCGTTGGCGTTCTCGATCGCAGCAATGGCGTCGAGGTATTCGTCGTAGTCATCCGGCGTGGCACCGTTGGCGCCCATGCTCACCACGTTCACGCCATCGGTGCTGTAGATCCCGCGGGGCTCATCGGCGCCGGTGCCGAAGAGGCCGACACGATCGAGGCCCAGCGCCAGGCCCGCGGCGATGATCTCTTCCACCTTGGAGCCGGCCTGCGGCGCATCCTCCAGCAGCTCGACGCTGAACCGGGAGAGTGTCGCGATGACCATGGCGCGAAGCTTGATCGGGCCGAAGGTCGCTTCCGACTCGGTGATCTCCTGGTGCTCGCGGCGCCACGTCGGCGTCGGTTCCGTGAGGACCTTAATCGCGGTCATCTCGGAAGATTCCATCGGGATCGTCAGCGCGCCGGCCGGCACGATCACCGACTTGTTGCGGGCCAGGTCGATCAGCGTGGCGCTCGTCACCGAGGGCACCATGAAGCCGCCGAGCGATCCGGTGTTCTCGCCCATGGCGCGGCGCTCGACATCGGCGCCCTCCCAGTTGCCGAGCACCATGCCCCGCAACATCTTGGCGGTGTTCGGCTTCGGCCCTTCGTGCTGGACGAAGCTCGCCATCCGCTGTTCGGGCAGCAGCGCGCGGACCTCACCCTCGCCGAGCTGGCGATGCTCGTGGATCTCGCGACCCTCTTCGCGGCGCTCGCCCTCTTCGGCCGCCTCGGCATCGGCGATGCGCGTGGTGAGCGCTTCCTTCTCCGCCTTGGCGGCATCGAACCTGCCGCGCTCTTCGGGGGTGAAGTCTCGATTTTCGGTGGCGAGGCCATCCACCATCGTCTGCATCGCGGTCGACAGTTCGACCCGCTTGGCCTTCAACTTGTCGCTAAGCTTCATCGATAAGCTCCTTCTGTGGGAAATGACCCGTCTCTCGACGGTCGAGAAAGAAATGCCGGCACCCACCCTTTCCTGCAGAAGGCCGAGCCGCTGAATCTGACGGTTCGAACTCCATGAAGTCCACGCGAGCGCTTACGAGGATGGGTTGATCCAGCCGGCCGGCGCGACCGGTAGGAGGGGCTCGCAGGGTTCCGACTTGCCGCCGTCTCTCGACGGGAGCTTGATGCCCAGGCGCGGGCGCCGCTGAGTCGGGCAGCAGATTCACGCACGATGGTTGGTTACTCCCGCAGAAGCGATGATGACCTTGATGCGCTCGTCGAAGGCGCCGCGGGCGGCATCGGACCAGACAACGATATCGGCCTCGTCCACTGCCTGCTTGCGCAGGATCGCTGCCGTGAGATCGATATGCTGCCAAGCCAACGCCCTGAGGCTTTCGCGATCGCCGAGATCTTCCGCCGCCACGATGTCGGCAAGGTTGGCGCCGGACCGGGCGCCTCTCCCGGCGAAATCGATGGGCTGCATCAGCCGGCCGCATCCTCGTCGCCGACTTCGTTGTCCCAAGCTTCGATCGCGTCGGCGATCTGCTTGCGGACCCATGCCAGTTCGAAGTTCGACGCCTTGACCAGGATGCCGTGCTGGAACTCGACAACATCCGAAGGCTTGCCGTCCTTGTCGACGAACCAGGCGGCAAACTTCTCCGACGGCATGAAGAATGAGGGGCCAGTCGTTTCAACGAACGTGACCCGGGCGAAGGGGCAGAGCCCGTCGCTCCCGACATTCTCTTCGAGATACGTCTTGAGCCTGCATGCGATGGCGGCAGCGCGTCCGGGCTTGATGTCCTCGGCCAGCATCTTGTTGAACCACCACAGCGCGATTAGATCGGGCTCACGGAATTTGCGAGGCGTGCCGGCCGCAGTTTTGGGAGCGCAGGTGTAGACCCCGGTCGCCACGAACTCATTGAAGCGTTGCGCCTCCATGCCGGCGATTTCCATCGCCAGCTTGGTTCGCACTACTCGCTTTCTCGGATCACGCTGCATTGACATCTCCACGGTGGCCTGTAGTCGTTTACCACAGGCCTGTGGAAAATGTCTACAGGGTAGCCACCCAGCGCCGCTACCCCGGCCGGCACGATCAAGCGGCTGGGGTAATCTCGTCGCCCTGCAGGAAGGCCCACGGGGCCCAGTCCGGCGCCCAGGTCGACATGGTCGGTCCTTCATCGGGCTCGCTGGCTTCGTCGTCCGCGATGTCGAGCTCAGCTTCGAGAACGATCAAGCCGGTACCGCCCGCAGACCACGATTCCTGATTGGGATGACACGACGACGATCCGAGGGAGGGTTCCTCATCGGCGACGTCGGGCTCGCGCTCGTCATCCTCGAGGTCGGCACGCTGCTCGCCGGCCAGGTCGAGGATCTGGACGAGCCGCCGATCGAGCGGGATCAGCAGCCACGTTCCGGATGGGCATTGCTCATCGACGGGCGTCTTGAGGTAGTGCCCGGCCGCGAGGGCTTGGGCGAGTAGCGCGGCGGCGATGTCGGCCTCGGCGGGGAGGCGGCGACTGCGACGCCGTGCGGGCGGCAGTGTGGTAGTTTCGACAACAGCCATGGTCCCGGTTCCTTCAGGTGTCGGGGTTGCGGTTAGAGCCGGGCGGGAGGTGCAAGCTTCCGTCCGGCTCGCCTTTATGGTAATACCGTATTTATGGCGAAGTCAATTAAGGTAACACCAAAAAAGAGAGGGCGGCCGTCAAGCGGCGGGCGCGATCCCATCGTGCCGACTCGTTTCCCGCAAGACCAGATTGCTGCGATTGACGCTTGGGCCGCCAAGGCCGGCGACGACGTCTCCCGCTCCGAAGCCATCCGCCGGCTGGTCGAGCTGGGCTTGAAGGCGAAGGGCAAAGTGCGGTGACGACGTATTTTCTCGACGTGCCCGTGTACCGCTTGGGCGAGAGAGAATACTACCGGCAGCGTAAGGAATTCGTCGACAAAGGGCTCGCGCCTCTAAGGGAAGATCTCGGCGAAGAGATTTCGAAGCATCGTGGCATGGAGGCCAATTTCGAGGAGCACCTCATTAGGAGGTTTGGCGGCATGTGGCGCTTCAATGAGGTGATTGGGTATATCCGTCTCTATTTTCTCGGTAGCCAGGTTCGTGGCGAGTACGTTGCCGTCGCTAAGAAACGGCTCGTACGATCGCGGACAAAGCGCTTCGAAATCCGCGCGCTCAGCCTTGCTCAAATCGACATCGAGCAGCCTTTCACCGAAGAGTCGATCTTGGCCGCTATCCGCCAGAACCTGGCATCATGCCAACGCAACCTACCGCGTCGTCACGTTGACCTTTCCGGGCTGGAAGTCCTCGCGAAGCACGTGCGATGGTGTGACCTGTGGAAGGCAACCAATCCTTTTGCACGTCGCTGACAACGTGAGCGGCGGCCTCAAGCACTGACCACCAGCGCGCGGTCGAAATCGAGCGTCACCGGCGCCGGCTGCCGCGCATGAAGGCCCACCGCCATCGTCAGCGCAACGATGCCGTCGATACGGCTCGCGCTCTTGGCCTTGCTGGGCTTCCTCGATCCGCTGGGATCAATTTCGGCAACGGTGTTGCGGGCATGCCAGCGAAGCACCGGGTGCGCTCCATGCCGCAGCTTGCCGGCGAGGATCACGGTCTCCAGTGCATCAACGGCCGGCCCCATCGAAATGTAGCCTTGTCCGAAGTCGGCCATGGGCAGCTCGATCCCTTCATCGTCGAGCAGCTTTTTCAAATCCGCCATCCGCCACCGATCGAAGGCCAGGCCCTGCAGGTCGAAGGTCGAGCCGATCTTGGCGAGCTGCATGACGATCGACCGCTTGTCGATCGCGCGCCCGCTGGTGAACGTCACCAAGCCGTTGTCGCGCCACTCCCGATACGGCACCCGCTCCCGTTCCTCGCGTTCGGCGATCTCGTGATCCGGTAGCCAGAACCACGCCAGCACGGCGCCGGCATCCTCCGGGAAATACAACACCAGCGCCGTCATGTCGGTGGTCGACGACAGGTCGAGCCCGCCCCAACAGGGCCGGCCCTGCAATGCCTTGGCGTCGACTTCGCCGGCGCATGCCATCCAGTCGGCCGGGGCGAACAATGCCGCCTGCAGGTCGACGGGCTGGTTCAAGAAAAGCAGCCGGAAGCTCGCCTCGAGGGCGGGCGTGCGTCTTGCTCGAGCTGCCAGCGCCCGCATATCGGCCAGGCTCCGGAAATCGCCCAACGCGGGATTGCAGGCCCGCCAGGTCGCTTCGTCCCAAGGATCTGCCTCCATCGGAGCGGCATAGATCGTCGCGTGAAACGTCGGGTCGACGATGCTGCCATCGATCACGCCCTCGCCGTACTTGGTGATCTCCGTCATGACGGAATGCGGGTCGGCGCTCTGCGTCGAGATCGCGATCAGCAACGGTTCGGCGCGAGCACCCTGCGACGTCGCCAGGGCGTCGTAGAGCTGCCGGCCGTGCCATTGCGCGACTTCATCGGCGATGACGACTGACGGGCTCAATCCGTGGACACGGTGGGCATCACTGGCGAGCGCCTCATAAGTGGAACCGGTTTCGAGATCCTCGATCTGCTTGGCGTGCCGGATGATGTTGCAGCGGTCGGCCAAGACGTCATCGGCGAGGATCATCGCCACCAACTCCTTGAACACGATGGCCGCCTGGTTCCGGTCGGCCGCCGCAGAAACGACCTGCCCACGCGATTCGGCCTCGGGGCCGCAGAGGTGCGTCAGTGCCAAGGCCGAAGCCAGAGCCGATTTCCCCTGCTTCCTCGGGAAGGTCAGGAGCGCGGTCCGCACGACGCGGTGGCCGTCATCGTCGGTCCCGTAGATCGCCCGCACGATGTCGCGCTGCCAGGGCCGCAGTTTCAGCTTTCGGCCGGCGTGCATGCCGGAGGTGATCTTCAGCGTCTCGCAGAACACGATGACGCGATCGGCGCGGCTCAATCCAGGCTTCAGCCACGGCGGCCGACGACGTTTGCCCTTCTTGCGAACCGGATCCGCGCGTCGCAGCGGCCGGGCACCAGGTCCCCTAAGGCCCATCAGCCGCCCCGCCCGTTTCGAAACTTACTCTGTCCGACTACCCCCGCACGGTCCGAGCGTCCCCACTGTGAGAGATTTTCCGTTGCCTGGTGCCAGGGATCGGCGGGGTCGAGCGGCCGACCGTGCGCGTCGCAGCCCACCGCCCGCAGCTCGCCATTGCGCCCGCCGGCTGAGCGCCTGTTGTGACAGCTCGTGCACAAGCCGCGGCAGTTATCCACCGTGTCGGCACCACCCTTGGCTCGCGGGACGATGTGGTCCGCATGGCTGCTGGGCCGGCCGCAGCCTCTCGTCATGCACACCGGATCGCGGGCCAGGACGGCCTTGCGCAGCGCCCGCCATGCTGCTGAGCGGTAGAAGCTCGAACTCATGCCGCGGCCCTCCTCGCCTGCAGGTCCCTCGCCATCGCCTCGCGCAGTCCCTCCATGGCGTAGGCCGTGGCCGGGACGCGCCGTGCCTCTGCCGCGATGCGGTCGAGGGCGAGCCCGGTATCGAGGCCCCGGCCGACCAGGCCGCCATGCCACTCGGTGATGACAGCCTTGAACTCGGCTTCCGCCTTGCCCGTCGCCCTCGACAACACCCGAAGGTGGCTTGCCAAGCGAGATGGCAGCCGGCCGACCATCGCGCTTTCCGTGTTGGCCTGATGCTGGGTCGGTGGCCGGGTCTCGGTGCAGGGCTTCCCCTTCCCGGCTTCCCCTTCAGCCTCATCTGCAGCAGCAGCAGCGCGCGGAAGCGCGCCTGCTTCAGCAGAAGGCTTATTCAATGGGATAGAATCAGTGGGATAGTTAGGGTGACACCATGTGTCACCGGGGGCGACATCATGTGTCACCCCTGCCCCGACATCATGTGTCACCCCTCCCGAGGGCATTCCGGAGGCGTTCGCGACATCATGTGTCACCCCTGAAGGCTGAGGGGTGACACTTGGTGTCACCCCTGCGTCTGAGGCCATTACAGCCCCGCCAGACGATTTCGAGGGCTCGCCGGCACTTTGCTCGGCCTCGATCGTCGCTTCCCTGTCAGCCGCGGCCGGCACGTCGCCATAGAGCACGTAATAGAGATTGCTGGTCTGCCTGCCGGTCGCCCGATTCCGGCGCTCCACCACGACGACGTGGCCGCACTC